GGGTGAGTGAAAGGGGTCGATTAAAGCGGTAGCGTAATCCCACGCACACTCGCTCATTCCCCTCTGAGAGGGCTGAGCTCGTGGCATCGGCAATGGTCGCGCGTTAACTTTAGGGCGTTGAGCTTCTTGATCAGGGCGATTCTGCCTCCGACGTCGTCGTTGACGAGCACGTCGGGATCGTCCCTGACCAGGGGGAGACTGGTTCACACCCCCCTGGACTTTCTTATTAGGATTGCGTTTTTGAGCTTGCATTATTCTCTGTTTGAATATTTGGGCCTCCAACCTCCGGGGAAAAAATGGAACCCCCCCAGCTTCAAGGCCGCAATAGAACGCAGCCAGATACGATCGTGTGGGCGCACCCCGATAGAGGTACGCCCGCACAGTCGGATCTACAGAATTAACCAGTGTTCGTTCTTGAAGGACACGAACATACAAGTCTCTATAAACATCGAACTCAGGATGTGGGTACAGTAAATGTAGAATGGAATAAAAGCGAGAGAGATATTGATCTATTGTTTGACTCCCTAAGGAGTAAAACAACGGAGTCAATAAACGTCTCAGGGGCCACTCCGGATAGTACCAGGTATCTGCTCTCTGGAATCGAAATCCCAGAAACGTTAACCGGTCAACCGGATAATCGTAACCCCCTGCGAAATCTTTAACTTTAAGTTTTATCTCTGCCGCCCTTTGCTCGAGCCATTCCCGATTGCATACCAACTTAAACGGTTCATCAACTGCGTAAACTCCGTCATCTCCGTATAGCGCCATGATTTGTTCGGCTACCTCTTCATAAGAGGGTATTTCGCCAAACTCTTCTACGTACGCACAGACTAACAGATACGCCCATGTCTCATAAGCCGCCTCTATGTTGTTTGCAGTCGTTGCTCCTGATCCACTACAATTTCCGTCCTCTCGTCGAACGATATCTCCATTCGACAACCTCAAAACACCACGAGCAGTATTGTCAAAAGTCCACTTCCGACGGGCTTCAGAAATTTCCCCTTTGCGGAGAAATTTGTCTCGTCGAAACACGACTTGTCGTAAGTTAATTTTCCTGTCGTAGCCTTTCCAATCCACCATACCCCTCCACTTTTTCCGCTCAAGCTGTTTTGCCAGCCGATCGGTCCCGCCCCCAAAAGGGTTGAACCCATACGCTGACCAGCCCGATCGTTTCAACGCCTCGTTTCCACGAGCCATCAATCGGATCTGCCAATAAAGTAATTCAATGGGAGGTATGATAAATGTCCGACATTTATGTTCTATCATAATCTCTTTCTGTGTTAACCACTCATCCGTTTTCCCAGACACAGAATAAATAGGTATGTGAAAGCCCTCAAGCATTTCTCGAAATCGCTCTTCATAAAGAAGTTCACGATTGAGATAGCCTAGTTGCTTCCATGGATACCCGGGAGTCTTTTTCAAATCGATTAAATCTATTGTCTCATCATGAGTAAGCGGGTCTTGTGTTAGAGGAATCTCCAACATTCGATCCACGTACTCCATGGCGAGTTTGTATTCCGACTTCCTTGGCGACCACTGTCGTGGTTCATCCATATTTAATTCTGAACGTCTGAGAGCGTCTGCGGTTAATGCTGGCCGGTAGAAGTCCCCTGCTTCAACTGAGTATTTATTCCATAGCTCAGGGGCTACCTGCTTCAACATCGACGGTAGACGTTTTAGTCCGAGTGTTTGATCTGATATTTTAAATTGTCTCGCAATCCCGAGGCCCTCAAAGGTCTTGTAAGATGATTGGGTGGGGCCTCTCACCCAAGCATCGCCATAAAGCGTGACGAAGGACTTTACGCCACCCTCTGTTCCCCCGAAGGGTATAGAAGGTGACCGTAATTAGAAGCATACGGGCCAACAGTTCCACAATGTAATGCGATCACTTTACCATCGAGATAGTAAGGAGACCCACATTGTGTATTTGCCGTTGTACCGCCATGATGAATTTCGTGACCGGACACCCAAGCCGTACTCGCTACTACAGCGGGTGCTTGCGTGTCGGGAGTATACGTTGCCATTACGATTGCGGTGGCGTCGCGACCATCCGCAGCGGAGGCTTTTTTTACTCCATCAATCACTAATCTATCATCCGGTAAGTAAGATATATCCACTGTCCCAGGGAAAGCTTTCCACTCTCCGTAGGCTGGTAAATTATAAATCGTCTTATCTCTCACATACCAACACTTCTCACGAATAATGTGAGTACAAGATAGCCATACTGGTGTGCGTTGCCCCTTTAACATCACTGATGCTCGGGTTAACACACCCCAATTCTGAGACTTGAAAGGTGACACAGCCGAACAAATAGGTACAGAACAACTATGAAAAGCTGTTTGTGCACCTATTTGGGGTATCGACTGTACCGCCTCCAACTGCTTCTTCTTATACTCACTTTTCTGTTTACCTGTGAACTTGGCTTTCAGTGAAGTAGGGGGTGCTTTAGCCTCATGGACCTTCACTCCCTCTTTCTTCACCTCCTCTCGTTCTTTACCTTTTGGTTCTACAGGTTTGCCCTTCTTGACAGGGGCGGGAGGATTGTCATTCTTAACCAACTTAGTCTGCAGTGTCGTCACCTTCGACAGCTCACCCAAGAGTGCACTGTCTAAGTTATCCAACACCGGTCTCAATTTCGTCAAGTTTAATGGTTCTAACTTTGTAGTTTTCTTCGCTTCCTCCATAGGATCATCTTCTTCCGTTACTACGTAATCCATATACGTCGTCGGTTGAAAGATTGAAGCTACTCGCTGGTTGTCGACAATTTTGTCTTCATCCATCGGTGCGTCATATTCCATATCTGATCCAGCCTCTTCCTGTCTTTCTTCTCGCGCTCTATTCTGACGTCCCAACCGAGTACTCTTGCCTGCGTCTCCGTCTCCGAACCCCCCATTATACAGATTCTGAACCTGAACCGCTAATGCACCAAGTTCCGCCTTCTTACGTTCAACGTAAGATGTATAAAACTTGATCTGCTCCTCACTTCCGTGGGAACGCGCATCAGCTAATTCATCTTCATAATCCATCAAAAGGTTTCGAAGCGTATTTCGCTCTGCACGTAAAGTCTCATAATGGGCTTGTTTATCTTTATAGTCCTGATCTTTCTGGGCTTTCTCAGCTCGCTCAGCTCGTTCTCGTTCATTTGCTGCAATGCGAGTTCCTCGCGTCTTCGCCTCCACAACCGCCTCAGGAGGATCCGCGGGGTCTGAGTCCATGTATGTTAAATAATACCACATTCCGAAAAAGACAGCTGCTAAAACTGCCAAAGTTCCACTAATGCGTTTATCACCGACCACCTTTTCCATACATACTTTCCCAAAAGCCATAAGTACATCTAAATAACCAACTTCTTCCGCGCAATCGCCTGAACACATATAAATCATCTTCGCATGCTTCTGACTCGTAGCGTATACAGTCTTTAACTTAACACGCCACAAATTATACCCATCCGTTTCTGATATTTCATCCCATAAATACTCGGGGTGTTGTATCAAAAAGAAAAGGCACACAGAATATGTAAAATAACACTGTTTTATATTTGTCTTTAGCGCAGCGGGAATGCCAGCCACATAATTATATTCGTCATCTTGTAACTTCTTGACCTCAGTATAGGCGTACTTATAAAACTCACAAATCTCAGGAGCATATTTCTTTAGGGCCCCGCAATCAATCAGATGTTTTATCTGACCCGCTCGCTGATCTTCATCATCTATCTGAAAAACATTTATACGAACTTCTATTGGGGCATACGTGTCTATTGTCGGTAAACCTTTCACTCGTGAAATGTTCACATCGGTAACATAATCGAAAAATCGAGACACGGTCATAATCTCATTAAATAGTCGAGTCACAAGACCTAAAGACACAACTATCCCAGTCACTTGGAACATCGGAGCCCATGTCCTAAGTGTCTTTACCCACGAAATAAACATTCGGGGGAGAGCGGTTTTACTTGCTTCCATCGTCTTAACTTCAGCTAATTTAGCTTTTGTCCAGTACCGACGAGCAATCAATATCACAACAATCATAAAAGGTATCAATGTGGTGGGGTGTGCCAAAGCGTAACCCGCAATCCCAGTGGTTGCATTTCTTACGTCTTTTATCACTCTAGACACTCCACCAGCCATACGATTTTCTACTTTTTTAGCCCAACCAATCATGAATGAAGTATACACTCCAAACGCAGCAGTAATCACAATCATCCAAACTCCGACAGGTGTCAGAGTCATAGCATAAAATATTATTGGTGAAACGAAACTAATCAAGTGTGCAAAAATGGCTTCGCCGGTCGTCCCAGAATTTGTGACGATCGCCCAACCCAATACGCCCACCATTGCGATTATGTCTCGGATCGTTAACAACGGCGTCCATCCAAAAATCGCAAACCCAGTAACCCAATCGCATACTCCGCGAACGTTACGACGAAAATTATTCCAACAATTATTTCTCTCATTGTCCTGATGAACTTTCTTCATCTTAGCGTCTACGCGTGATAGCACTTCGGTCTTATGTTTTAGGAACCCTGCTCGAATAGCATCCTCATCAAGAGTATGTATCTCCGCCACGGATTCCATAGGAGGGTCTGAAATTAATTCAATTAGCG